CGCGGCATGCCGGTACCGGCATCGCGCGTGGCCAGGGTGTCGAGCAGCCGGGCGCGGGCGGCATCGATGCCGAGACCGCCATCGATCAGGCCGGCAGCCATGTCGGGCAGGCCATGGCGCTGACACATGGCGGTAATTTCGGTGACGCGGGCGCGTTCCTGGACAACGGCTTCGGCGCGGGCGGCGTCGAGGTCGACTTGGCTGGCGGCGGGGGCCGCGATGGTAGCTTCTGGCATGGTTTGCTCCTGGTGGTGGGCAACAGGCGCCCGAGTCGTGAATTCGCAGGGTGTGGTGCGGGTTTGTACGGCATCGGCGGACCGGAAACCGGCGCCGGCATCGGCGGGGATGGGAACAACGGAAAGCTCCATCGGCTCCCAGTCGACGGCCCGGTACATCGGAACATCGCCCTCTTCGATCTGGTATTTGCGCACGGCGTAGCCGACGCTGATGTTGCGCAGGATGCCGGAGGCGACATCAGCGACGATGCTGGCGACTTCCGGGCGCTCGCTGAAGCGGACGGTGGCGCGGGCTTCGTCGCCCTTGATCCAGGCGCGCTCGACGACGCCGATGACGTTGCTGAGGTCGTAGGCGTTGTGGCTGTTGAGCAGCGGCGCGCCGCTGTTCAGGCGGCCAAGGTCGACGTGCTCGGGTTCCAGGGAGAGCGATTCGTCGTATTTTCGGCCCGTCCAGAAGTCGGTGCGGCGGACGGTGGCGCCGGTGCTCCAGACCAGCTCGATGCTGGTCGCGCCACTTTCCGCGCGCGCCAGGGTGGCGGGCTCGAAGCGCGCCTCGCGGCATTGCATGGGAAGGTTTCGGGTCTCGGGCATGTCGACTCTCGGTGATTGAGTGGTGTCAGACTATCGGGGTCGCTGTCTCACTTTCAGGGGGGAAAATGAGACTATTTTTAGTCGCGCTCGATGACCCGAAGCGGCGCGCCTTCCACCAGGGTCTGCCCGGCACTGGTGACGACGGTCAATCCGAACTGGTAGGTACACCCCGCCACGCCGTTGATGAGCTTCTGCTTGACGATGCTGCCGTCGATGACAGCGGCCCCGGAGAGCATCGCCGCCGCACTGGCATCGGTGCCCGAGGTGACGCGGATCGACGCCGTGGCGCTGCTGATCGTCTCGCCGGTGCCGAGGTTGGCAGCGAAGTCAATGCCGTAGTAAATGGCCTCTGCGGGGTCTTTGGGGGATAGGGTAATCATTATTGGGCCTTTATCGTGGTGGTGCGTTGATCGGCTCCAGGGTGGTGCGCCTGGGCGCTGCTTCCTGTGTCAGACGGCGCGGCATGGCCTGCTGGGTTAACCCCCTGGCGGACGACTCGACGAACAACATGCGCATATCCGCGCGCTGGATTTCACCAATGCCTGCGATTGTGGATGGATTGACTTGCAGAGCCGCTTCGCCAGCGACCGTTGCGGCCTGACCCGCCAAGGCTCCCGTCGCCGCGTGGACTTTCTTGAGAGCAGCCGAGCCAACGAGGATCGCCGTCCCACCACCCAGCGCACCGGTCGATGTGAAGTAGTGATCCCGCCGTGCCGCCCCGACAACCTGAGCGCCTTGGCCGACGAGAGCACCTGTGGCGCTGTGAACATGCGCCCTGCTGGCGGTGCCGCTGACACTCGCTGTCTGGCCATTTAGCGCCCCGGTGGCGGCATGGATGCGCGTGCGGCTGGCGGTGCCTGCGATGCTGGCGGTTTGGCCATTTAGCGCACCCGATGCCGAGTGGGTGACCGCGCCAAGCGAGCGTGACGCCGAGCCAGTGACCGTGGCCGTCGTGCCGTTGAGCGCACCGCTTGCTGTGTGTAGCCGGGAGCGCGCAGCCGTGCCTGAGACAACGGCAGGTTTACCCGCCAGTGCGCCTGTTGCCGTCCGCGTGGTGGCACTCGATGCCGTGCCGGAAACAGATGCGGTCTGGCCGGACAGTGCGCCGGTAGCGGAGTGCGTGACCGCCCCTGCCTGACGAGAGGCTGTGCCTGTGATGTTCGCCGTCTGACCCGCCAGGGCGCCGGTCGAGGTATGTGTCCTGAACCGGGTCGATGTGCCTGCAATGCTTGCGGTCTGCCCTGCCAGTGAACCCGTTGCGGAGTGCGTGACCGTTGCACTTTGCCGCGATGCCGTTCCAGAAACGGTAGCGGTTTGACCCGCAAGCACACCTGTTGCCGTGCGTGTCGTGGCGCTGTCCGCAGCACCTGTAACCGTAGCCGCTTGTCCGCCGAGTGCGCCTGTAGCCGAGTGGGTAACGACGCCCGGTGTGCGAGATGCCGTGCCTGCCACGGTTGCCGTGGTACCTGCCAATGTGCCGGTTGCCGCGTGATCGGCCATCCTGAACGCGATGGTGACGCCCGCCCAGGATGACGATGTGCTTGTCGTGCCCCCCGAGATGGTCGTCGGGTCGTAGCTCACCCCGGCGTAGTCGTAGCTGGCCATGGCCACGCCACAATCGGAGGTGCTGCCATCCCCTTTCAGGGTGACAAAATTGCTCATCCCCGTGATGCCGGTGTAGGCCGAGGATGTTGCAGCCATCGTACCTGCACCACCTGCGATGATTAGGGCATCGGTAACCGCCGGGTCATAGGCGGGTGGGTTGATGACACAACTGTTACCCGCACTCGCTGGGGTCGCCGCACCGATGTACGGGTTGGCCTGATCGACCCCGCGCCAGACATGAACAACCGTCGCACCGCCATAGGCCGTGTTTGTGGCGCGCGTGACGGTGAGCGTCGTGTCAGGGGTGGCCCCCATGACCGCATAGAACGAGCGGAACTCGGTGTCCCAGGTATCGTTCTGGTGCTGGGCTGCTGTGGCACCGGTATATTCGCCGGAGTTGTTACCGCTGATTGCCGGGGCGCTGGATGCGGTGTTGCCGAAACCCGAGAAGACGACAACCAGATCGCCCGGCGAGGGCGAGGAAGCGATACCCCCTGTGAGGGTGCCGGACAGCGAGACGGTGTAACCGCTACTTGTTCCCGCGCCGGAGGTGCCGCCGACATATTGCCATGCCATGTCAGGCCTCCGGTGTTATGGGCGAGAAGAGTTCTCCGCTGATGTCTGAATCGGTTTCGACATGCAGCACATTGTCCACCGTCGAGGTGGACGTGATGCCAACGCCTGTCTGCTCCAAGGCATCCCGCACGACGGGAAACGTGTCGATGACGCCAAGGAACAGAAATTCAGGCATTAGGCAGACAATGCTTGATAGGTCAGGCTTGAACAGGACACGGTATCGCCTGCTGCGATGGTCAAACCATTGGACAGGTTGATGTCTGACGCCGATGCTGCGACAGCACAGTGGATATGCAGCGTGCCACCGGACGTTTCCATCGAGGCGTAGGCGACTGCACTGGCATTGCCCGTGGCATTGGTGTCGGACGTGATCGCGTTGGCCGTAGCCACGCCAGAGGCGTTAGCCGCACCGAAAGCGGTCGCCGAGAACGTGAGGGTCGCCGCAGCCGTGCCAGGTGTGCCGATGCTGGACGGGCTGATGCGAAACTTGAGCTTGCCGGACGCGCCGATCAGGGCGGTGACCGCATCCGTCGCGGCGGCAAGAGCGGTAGCAGAATGCGTTACGGCCATGAGTTACTCCTTGGTTTCAGGTTGTGATGCTTGGAGCATCTTCAGTTGCTCCTCATTGAGAAAGCCGACCATCTCGACTTGCTCAGTCTCGCCGGTCGCGGCGCGGGTGATGTTGAGCGTGAAGCGCATTTCACCGACTTGGCCTTGAAGGTCTGCCATGGTTATTCCTCGTCAGAATCAGTTTGTGAAAACAGCGTCATAGCCACGAATAGGCCAAGTGCCAGAAAGCCGGCGAGCGTGACCAGCAGGGCGAACCATTCAACGGGTGTCATATCTTCAGTAGCCCCTTACCTGCCGCCCAGGAGGCGAGGCCGATCACGGCAGCGCCCACCACGATGGCCATGTTGTTCAGTACAAAGGCGCCAACACGCAGTTTCATGTTGCGCTCCATCAGTTCCATGGCGATCTGCGCGGCGTTCTCAGCGGCTTCGGCGACGGCCTTCTTCGCGGCACGGTCGGCGATGGCTTCGATCTGCTCTTCGGTCAGCAACGGCGGTTGCTTGAGCAGGTCTTTCAGGTCGTCGAGTTCCTTCTGCTTCTCGGCGCTGCACGCGGTCAGTTCGGCGATGGTGTTGCTGATGCGGGCGTCCATCTCCTCTACCCGGTCGTCCTTGCGCCGGCTGTCCGCCATCTCGATGGCCAGCCGCGAGAACTTTGCCCGCAGCACATGCGAGCCGACGCTCTTGACGTAGATGTCATCCGCGCCGGCCTGAAGCGAACCGGCCATCTGTTCCTGATCTGCCGTGCCGGTCAGGGCGATGATCACCGCCGCATGGTCCGCGTGCGTGCGCATGATGCTGATCACGTCACAGCCCTTCATGTCGGGCAGCATGAGATCGACCACGACCAGATTGAACGGGCTGGCCCGGTACGCCTCGATGGCGTTGCTGCCGGTGTCTTTCCAGACCGCCTTGAACCCGGCGCTCTCCAGCACGGCCAGCGTGGTCTGGGCCTGGATCTTGTCATCCTCGACCAGCAGGGCGGTGAGGTCTACCCAGGCTTTATTCATCTGATGCTCAATTCTTGGATGGATCTTGGGCCGCGCCGTCGTTCACAATCGCCGATTTGGCACGCAGGAAGCCGATGAGTTCGAGCGCTCCGGTGGTCTTGAGCTTCTGATAGTCGGCACCCAGCTCTGCGAATACGGCGTCGGGCTGGTAGCCACGCTTGCGCAGTTTTTCGCTGACACTGGACATGCCGGCGGCGATCTCGGCGGCGTCGGCTTCGACGTCTTGCACGGGGTTTACGTAGTCCCACTTCGGAGTGGTCCATTCGACGCCGTAGTCGGGACGCGGGATGTGACCGGCCATGACGGCGGCATCCACGAAGGCGCTCCAGATCCGGTCGAGCAGACGAGGCACCAGGACGTGCCATTGCCGCTGTTCGGCGAAGCGGCGAAATTCCATCATGCCGACGCGGGCGCTGCTGAAGTTGACCTGGGAGAGGTCTCCGGTGAGCATTTCGTAGGTGACGCCCATGCCGGCGGCAATGGCATAGAGCTGGGTGCGGATATAGTTGTCGTAGCCGGGCGCGGCCTTTGGCTCGGCGACGGTGACGCTTTGGCCATTGGTGGCGAGGATGGCGCCGGGCTTGAGTTGGCCGAGTTCGCCCATGGTATTGGCGTTGGCACGCGCGGCACTTTGGCTTTCGCCAACGCCGGGGATGGCGAAGTCGGCGCCGTCGCCGCTGACGAAGACGGAGAGCAGGGCTTCGTTCTGCTTGCGCGCAAGCTCGGCGTCTTCGTAGATGGCGAGGTCGCGCAGCCGGGCAATGACGGGGGCGAAGCGGGTAATGCCGCGCGCCTGGCCGGGCCGGTCGGGTGCGTAGAGGTGGATGATGGCGCTGGCGTCGTGTCGACGCGAGGTGAACTTCAGGGTGGAGAAGTCGGTGTCGCCGGGGTGGCCATCGCGCAACCAGTAGGCGGCGATGCGCCCAATGGGGTCGAATTCGACGCCCATGACGATGCGGCCGCCGTTGGGCAGGGCGCCGCTCTTTCCGGTGTCGAGCTGGTCGATTTCGATCAACTGCAGTTGCAGCGGGACGGTGTAGCCGTCTTCAGGGCGCCTGGAGCGCAGCCGGATGAGGACTTCGCCGTCTTGTTCCATGGCGCGGTAGGCCATGGCGACGAGGCCGTGCAGATCGGTGCCGTTGTCGGCGTCGGCGATCTTGACCCAATCCTGCCAGAGGACGTCTAGCCTTGTTCGGGTCTTGTCGTCTACGGCGCGGCTGGCGGGGGTGATGCCTTCGCCAACGACGTTTGAGACCAGGCAGGCCAGCGCCTTGGCGGCGTAGGGGTTGTTCTGGACGAGCGATCGGGCACGGGCACGCAGCATGGCGGCGTCGGCGCGGTGGTCGGCGTTGGCAGAGGCACCCTGGCGGCGCGGCACCCAGCCATCGGCCGTGCTGGCCCCTTCGTAGGCACGCACTTTGTGCATGGCGCGGCGCGAGAGGGCTCGGCGCAGGCCGGCGGCGGGGTCAAACCAGCTTACCAGGCGGTCGATGAGGGCGTAGCTGGGGGCGGCCATCAGTCACGCCTTCCGGACGGGGTGAAGTAGAAGGCGCTGCGCCGGGTGCCGCTTTGCGCGGAGATGACGCCGGCAACGTGCTCGCGGGCGCGCTTGAGTTCGGTAATTGAGCGGTAGGTGACGGATTTACCGTCGACAGTGACGGTAAGTTCGGCGCCGGCAATGGCGGCGTCGAGGTTGTCGAGATCGGTTTGGGTGAGCGCCATGGTGGCGCATACCCTACCCGCTCGGCTGTCTCACTTTCAGGGGGAAAAGTGAGACGATTTTATCGGCCTGCTGTCTTGAGCAGGCGATAGACGGTGGCGCGGCCGATGCGGAGTTCTCTGGCTACCTCTCGAGCGTTGGCGCCGTTGAAGCGCCGCCGGACGTCTTCGGCCAGGCGCATGCGCTTGAGGTCGCGGGCGCCGATATAGGCTTCGTTTCCTTGCCAGCGATGGGCGATATCAATGGCGATTTCCGAGCTGACGAGGGCGGCGACATCAGTGGATACGCCGAGACGGTGCAGGGATTTTTCAATGCTGGCGCGCATGTCGTCGATGAATTCGCTCACCAGGTCCTCCTGAAGCCTTTGTTGGATGGGAGATCGCGCGGCGTTTTGGCTGGCGTGTCGGCAGATGGCGCGGGTTGTTCGGCAATTTGCTGTGTGGCTTGCTGAACGGCTGGATTTTCCTGGACGTTGAATAGGTCTCCGGTGGGGGCTTCGTAGATGGATTCGAGGCGTGCCCAGTGGGGCTCTTTCCACAGATGCAGGCGCACGGCTGGGTGGTGGGCGGCGGCCAGGGCGTAGACCCAGGTGTCGAGGGCTTCGTTGCGGGGCCTGACCTTGATCCATTTGCGCCGGTTCGGGTCCCAAACCTCAGCGGTGAGCTGGGCATAGAAACTGGCATCGAGGCCTTCAGGAAAATGGATGGCGCGATCAAGCGGCATGGCCTTGGCGTCGGCGTGCAGCCTGGCAAAAATGGTGTGCTTGGCGGTGTCGCCACCGACCAGCCAGCCTTCTGCGCCATGCCGGATGGTGCGGCCGCGTATGGTGACATCGAGCTTGCTTGGTTTGTTGATGATGGGCTTGCCTGGGGTGCTGGCGCCCTTGACGGCGATGACGCCACGACGCTGACGCTCGCGGGTCCAGGCCAGTACGTGGTCGGTGAGGTAGCCGGAGTCAATGGCGATCATTAGCGGTTTGATTGAATGGCCACGGCTATTGGTGAGTGGTTGGGCTATCCAGGCGTCGAGCGCGTCCCAGCCTTCTGCCGAGGTTGGGTCGGCAGGAAGTTCTGTCCAGTCAATCACCCATTGCGCGCCGTTTCGGCCATGGCCGAGTATGAGGATTGCAAAGCGGTCCTTTTGCACATCGATGCCAACTGTGATGGCGAGACATCCAGGCGGGATTTCGCGCACCTGGTAGCCGCCTGAACGGTTGGCGAGGTCGTCGGCGTCGAGCTTTTCTTCCGGGTCAGGCACGGCTTCTCCGAGCCGCAGGTTGACGAAGGTCTTGATGCGGGCCGGGTCTTTGCTGGCGTCGAGCCATTCGGCGGCCAGCTCGCCCCAGGTGAGGCCAAGGCCAACCGGGGTGTAGAGGCCGTTGATGTGGAAGCCGGGTACGTCGCGCTCGGGATGCGTGGCAATCCATTCGCCACGGGTGAGCATGCCGGTCTTGTGGTGCTCGTAGATGGCCTCGCCGCAGTCCTGGCAGTAGTATCGGGCCGTTTCTGGCGCGCCTTTGTCCCACTTTAGGTTGTTCCAGACCAGCGGCTGCTTGTGCCCACAATGCGGACATGGAACGTGGTAGCGGCGCTGGTCGCTAGCCTGCCATTCCTTGTTGATGCGCGACAGGCTTTCGATAGTGGGCGTGGAGATGAGCAGGATCTTGCGCCGGGGGAAAGTGGTGGCGCGGGCCTCGGCGAGCTTGATCGGGTCGCCCTCGCCTTCAATCTCTTCGGGGTAGGCGTCGACTTCATCCAGGAGGACGTAGCAGGCCGGCATGGAGCGCAGGCTAGCCCCTGAGTTGGCGCCGGAGATGACCATGACGCCGCCGGCCCATTCCTTGAGCAGTGTGGTGTTGCCGCTGTCGCGGCTGCGCGCCGGGGCGATCTTCGAGGCCAGGCTGGGGCTGTCCTCGATCATGCTGGCGAGGCGCTGTTTGCTCCAGCGTTCGGCCATGTCCAGTGTTGGCTGCACCACCATCATCGGGGCCTTCTGGGTGTCGATGAACCAGCCGACGACGTTGTTGAGGCATTCCGTCGCGCCGACCTGCACGGATTTGATGAACACGGCGCGCTTGGCCGGGTGACCCGTCGACATGCAATCCATCACTTCACGCAGGAACGGAACGCGATCGGTGCGCCACTGTCCGGGCTCGCTCGCGCCTTTTGTCGGAAGCTTGCGGTACTGGTCGGCCCACTCGGTTACAGTGAGGCGCGGCGGTGGCTCGAAACCAGCGGCGAATGCCTCTCCGAATACAGACGCGCCGTCCTGGCCGGCGAAGACAAAACGATCAGCCGCGCCCATTTTCGCTCTCCAATTTCAGGCTGCGGGCGCCTGCTGCAAGATCAGCAAGCACCTGGTCAATCTCGGCAGTCAGAAGCGCATGGCATGCCGTGGCATCGGTCTCGTTGGCCAGCCGGTCAGCCAGCTTGTCGGCAATCTTCTCGAAGGCGCTGCGGGTCATGGCCGCCAGGGTGGTCGCAGCACGGCGCACGCGGTCCGCTTCGACCAGGGCGCCGATGGCTTGCTTTTCCTTGATCTCAGCCAGGTTGGCTTCGTGGAATTCACGCTTCGCCCGGGCGCGCTGGATGTCGTAGGCCTCGGCGATGATCTCCGAAACGTGTTCCCGCGCCGACGGAATCACCACGCCCGGGATCAACTTTGGCGAGAACTTCTGGTCAACATGCTCCGCATACCAGCAGCGGGCCGCATCCATGCTGTCGACGGGCATGCCTTGCGCCTTGAGCTGGGAAACGCGCCCCTCGGTCACGCCCAAATCTTTAGCGATGGTGGACTGTTTGAGCTTGCTCATTTAGACCCTAAAACCGCTATGCCTAAGCAAATATCATGGTT